CATATCTAACATCTTGTATGAGTTCCGACAGGTGTTCATAGACAGAGGAATCTTCGAGCTGGATGGTGAGCTCTATAATCATGATCTTACTTTCGAGGCCATAGACTCAATCTGTAGTCGGACGGTAGAGCTGAATCCTCAGCATGAGTATATACAATTTCACATCTTCGATCATGTGTGTGAGCAGCGCCCATTCTATGAACGGATAAAAGAGGTTACCCTAGCAGTAGAGTGGATAGGAGATCAGTGGCTAAGGTCAGTACCTACAGTTACAGTTGATGATATGAAGTGGATGAACTTAGCCCTTACTCTATTCACGAACGACAACTATGAGGGCATCATAGTCCGGCACCCTGACTATCCTTACGAGCGCAAACGATCTACTGGCATCATGAAGTGGAAGCCTCGCAAGTCTGACCAATATGAGGTAGTCGACTACGCTGAGGAGATCGACAAGCACGGCAGTCCCAAAGGTAGCCTTGGTGCCCTATTCGTGCGGGATGAGAGCGACAACATATTTAAGGTAGGAACTGGCTTTACTCAGAAACAGCGCCTTAACTATTGGGCTAGGGCTGACGACCTGATTGGCAAGCAGTGTGTGATCAAGTATCAACACGTGACTGAGCGAGGTGTGCCTAGGTTTCCAGTCTTTGATGTGTTGGTAGAGGAATAACTATTATAGGAGAGGAGGAAAGAGATATGTTTGATATTGATAATGAAATAGAGATTGAAGATATGCCATTCTGTCCTTTTTGTGATAATCAAATAGCGGACACAGATGAAAAATTGATAGTAGATGCACACGGACTTATGGGTTTAGCACATAAATTTTGTGTAACTGAAGCCCGGGAGCCTGAGATCATGGACGACAACTGCCCTGCGAAGAGAATGGATGAGTTGGGCAACCAGGTTTACAATCTAAGCTGCTTCCAAGACGACGAAGATCTTTCAGAGAAGCTTGACGTGGTGGCTATAACGCTATGGGAGTTAGCTGCAGTCCACGCTATACGGAAACACTATGTCAAAGTAGCTCACGAGCAGGAGGAAATGATTGAAGACCTGTCAGGGATATTGCCACTCGGGGAGTACGGCGAAAGTCAAATTAAAGAATTGGCGACACTCCTTCACACCCACGGCTACCGAAGCCCAAGAACAAGTAAGTAGAAGGAGGTGCTAATTGTCTAAAGTCTACATAGTATCTAAATCAGCCCACGACTTCAGTGATGCTGAGAGGTATGGTACCTTAATTCCATTATCTAGTGGGCCCATGAATAGATACAACGTCAACAACATTCATCGACAGTTCAAGGACATAATGGATGAGAGCGATGCTGATGATTATGTTCTGATATGTGGCTTGTCTATTATGTCTAGTATCGCTTGTGGTATTATGGCTGCTAAGCATGGCAAGTTAAACATGCTAATCTTTCGGCGCGACAGGTATGTCGAACGAAGACTTATATTAAAGGAGGAAGAATAATGGAAGATAGTACAATAGATTTCATGTTCCAGGAAACGACTAATGTTAGCTTTTATATTGATGGATTGCTTAAAGCCCTCAAATTTATCGATCCATCTATCCACACACTCAGCGTGGCCAGGCTTACTGACCCTGCTATGACAGAGCCATTTTGGTTTATATATATTCACTTCGATGACCAGTGTATTGGCTTTAAAGACTTTAATGAGCTACTATCCTGGGCCTCCCGGAGGTCCTTACTCTATCGCAAGTTTAATATTAAAGAGGAAAAAAAATGAACACAGACCTACCCAAACTGGCCAAACTGGCAACCGACTGGCGCGAAAGCAAACGGGCCGAAGAAAACGCCCGTGATGCACGACTCAGGATTGAGCAGGAGATTCTGGAGCAGACAGGCTGCAAAGAAGAGGGCAGCCAAACCCATGACGCCGGCGACTGGAGAATAACCGTCACCGGTAAACTCAACCGAAAGTTAAATGCTGACAAGTGGCGCGAGATCGAGGACAGCATCCCCGAAGCGCTACGGCCGGTTGAGTACAAGCCCGCGCTGGACACGGCCGGCCTGCGGTATCTGGAGAATAATGAGCCGGATATCTACCGACAAATCTGCCAGGCAATCGAAACAAAACCAGCAAAACCATCCATCACGATCAAGTAATCAAGTAAAGGAGAAACCGACATGGCAATCTCACTCAGCGACATCAAGAAAGGCGCGCAAGATCGCGCGCCGATGACTCTGATCTACTCACCGCCAGGCAAGGGCAAGACAACCTTTGCCGCCAGTGCACCAGATCCAATTTTTATCAGGGTAGAGGACGGCCTTGGAAATCTGGAGGTGGACACATTTCCGCTTTCTGATTCTTACGACGATGTATTGGCCGCGCTCATCTCTCTCTATGAAGACGGACACGGTTATGAGCACGTGGTCATCGACAGTCTGTCTGCGCTGGAGCCGCTGATCTGGGATAAGGTGGCGGCGGACAATGACGTGGCCAATATCGAAAAAATCGGATATGCTAAGGGATATATTTTCGCGATGACATACTGGCGCGAGCTGGTGTCCGCGTTCTACGGACTTGCAAAGCGCGGCGTGGCACCGATCATGATTGCACACGCCGATATTGTGAAATTTGATAGCCCGGATGCTGATCCCTATGACCGCTATCAAATCAAATTACACAGGCGCGCATTTGCGCACCTATACGAACAATGCGACGTGATCGGGTTTGCGCATGATCCTGTCTACGTTGCAAAGCAGGACACCAAGGACACCAAGGGAAAGGCAAAACCGAAGGGACAGCGCCTCTTGGTGCTCGAAGAATCTCCGGCCATGATCGCCAAGAATCGCTATCAGATGCCGGAGTCAGTACCGTTTGACTTCGAGTCTTACGCGCAGCATATCCCATACTACAACCGAAACAGCTAAAGAGAAGGAGATAGACAAATGTCAAACTTAAATTTCAATGCATATGAAGTCGAGCCACAGGATTCATTCGAGCCGATCCCGGCCGGATGGTATAAAGTAATGATCACCGATTCGGAGATGAAAGATACCAAAAACGGCAACGGGCGCTATCTTCAATTGCGCCTGGACGTGATCGAAGGAGAGCACGGAAACCGGGTTTTGTTTGAAAGGCTAAACCTGGAAAATCCGAACCAAACGGCGGTGGACATCGCACAGCGCACGCTGTCTGCTATCTGCCGCGCGGTCGGGGTGATGCAGCCGGAAGACTCATCAGATCTCCATGATCGCCCGCTGATGGCGAAAGTTTCGGTCAGGCCGGCAAGCGGGGGATACGAGGCTAACAACGATATTAAGGCGTATTCGGCAGTGGAGGACGGCTCATCCACACCCAAGGCTGAGACTGCTTCTAAGCCGGCGGCTCCTGCACGCAAGGCACGCAAGCCATGGGAGTAATGTGAATTTCAGGGGGCGGCTCCGGTCGCCCCCTAGTCACAAAGGACAGAAAAAAATGAGAAATATCAAACAACACACTGAATCGCCAACCGTGCAGGCTATCTATCAATCATACGTTGATGCCCGCGATCCGGCGCACCGCCTGCACCTGGGCGGAAGTCAGATTGGCCACCATTGCGACAGGTTTTTATTTTATCAATTCCGCTGGTCAGACCACGAGGAATTTCCCGGGCGCATCTTGCGGTTGTTTGACAGTGGTAACCATCAGGAGCCAAGGCTGGTTAAAGATCTGCGCGCTACAGGTGCCAGTGTTTACGATATCGATCCCGAGACAGAGAGACAATTTACATTCACAGCTTTCGGCGGACATTTCCAGATCTCAATAGATGGCTGCATCCAAGGTATCGCTGAATCTAGCGCCTGGCACGTCCTGGAGATAAAGACCGCCAACGACCGAAGTTTCAAATCAACGAAGAAGCACGGAGCGGAGAAAGATAAGCCTCAGCATTATGTGCAGATGCAAGTCGGCATGCATATGTCTGGCATGAAGCGAGCACTTTATCTGATCGTCAACAAGAATGACGATGAAATCTACGCCGAGCGTGTGCGCTACGACAAGAAGCTTGCTGAAAAATATATGGATCGCGCCGAGCGCGTCGTTTTCTCCGAGTCACCGCTCGAGCGCGTAAGCAATCGCCCAGACTGGTATGAATGCAAATTCTGCGATATGTGGAATGTTTGCCACGGCCAGAAAGTCGCAGAGGTCAACTGTCGCACGTGCGTCCACAGCACCGCCGAGCGAGATGGCACGTGGAGTTGCGCAAAGTATGGAAAAACCCTGAGCGAGAAAGACCAGCGCGAGGGGTGCGACCGACACTTGATGCGCCCTGATCTGGTGCCGTATACCCAGGCGACGGATGCCGGGGATGACTGGATCGAGTACGACAGTGGATCATTTTACAATCACTGCGACGGATCCACCGCCGGTCGTAACTGCTACACCAGCCACGAAATGCGCGCCGATGAAAGGCTGCCGAATAATGCTTGAGTTACACGCCTACCAACGCGAGGCTATTAATAGCGTTTGGAAATACTGGGCAAATACCAAAGGGAACCCGTTGATCGTGGCTCCTTGCGGCGCCGGCAAGTCGATCATACTGAGTCAATTCATCTGTGAAGTCATGGGTTACGGCGGCACGCGAGTTTTGGTTCTTTCGCACCGAAAGGAGCTGCTGCAGCAAGACGAGGCAGAGCTTCGCAGGCTCTGGCCCGAAGCTCCGACGGGTTTTTATTCATCCGGTCTTGCCCGCAAAGATTCCGGCGCGTCCATTCTATTCGCTGGCATTCAAACGGTATTTGATAAGCTGCACACGTTCGATTCATATGACCTTGTGATCATTGATGAGGCGCACCTGATCCCGCGTAAGCAGGCCACGATGTACGGAAAGGCGTTGGACGTGCTCCGATTGATGAACCCGCGCACGCGCTACATCGGGCTAACCGCAACGCCGTATCGTCTGGACTCCGGCCTTTTACACGACGGAGATGGTGCACTTTTTGATCGTATCACTTACGACATCGGCGTAAGGAACCTGATCGAGCGGGGGCATTTGTGTGAGGTTATCGGTAAGCGTGGCACAGAGCTCCCGGATATATCTGGCGTGAAAAAACGCGGCGGTGAGTTTATCGGCAAGGACGTTGCGGCAGCGATGGACGTGTCGAGCATCACGCAGGCGGCGTGTGACGAGATTGTGGCCTACGGGCGAGACCGCAAAGCATGGTTGATTTTTGCCGCCGGAGTCGAGCACGCAGAGCATATCTGCGAATCGATAAAAGGACACGGCATAGACGCGGAAGTTGTGCATGGAGGCATTGACAAAGCCAGCCGGGCGGAATGTATCGAACGGTTCAAGGCCGGGCGTCTCCGATGCTTGGTCAATGTGGATATTCTGACCGTCGGCTTTAATGCACAAATATGTGATATGGGCGTGCTTCTCCGGGCTACGGCATCGACCGCACTCTATGTCCAGATAGTCGGGCGGTTGATGCGCACCTATTCAGGCAAGAAAAATGCTCTCCTTCTGGACTACGGCGGTAACGTGGAGCGCCACGGGCCTATCGATCAGGTAGAGCCAAAGAAGCCGGGTAAGGGCGGGGGGGAAGCGCCGGCGAAAGCCTGCCCTGAGTGTCACAGCATCCTGCACGCCTCGGCGCTCTCGTGTCCTGACTGCGGCCATGTCTTTCCGCCTCGACAGCCCAAACACGAGAGCACTGCTTATGCTGGCGCGATCATGTCGCACCAGGTTGTTGGGGAATGGGTGCGGGTAAAAGACGTGCGCTATGCCAGACACACAAAGCCGGGCAAGCCCGACAGCGTGCGAGTGGAATATAAGTGTGGACTGAGGATTTACAAAGAATGGTTTTTACC